AACTCTATATCCACGCGTTATTACAGGTGGGTTATCTACATTATTTGATTATTCTACTATAGGAATGCAGTCATCTATTCAGCAAAATTCTGTTTTAGGACATTATTCTATGATTGGTATGGGTAATATAGCAAGTCATAATGTATTTCCATTTTTTATATATTTTAATCAAAAATATCTTCGTGTAAATAAAATAAAAATACCAGAAGAACTTCAAGTTCAACAACATCAAGAATCATTACAATTAATCATTAAAGAATTAAAAAAAAATAATTGTGATCATTCAATTTTAAATAAATTTAATTTACCAGAAAATATTTTGAATATAATTAATCAATTTTTACAAAAAATAGTTATCAAAAAAATTTAATTTATACATAATTATAATTATTTTGATAATTATTTGAATAATTATTTTTTTTTGAATTATTAATTATTATTGAAGTATAAAATAATTATATTAATATAAAAAATATATTAATAATATAATTTATAATATGAATAAAGAAGATTTAAAAAAAATAATTCCTGGATTTATCATGGGAATGGTCCGAGCAGCAATATCCCATCCATTTGAAATGATGAAATTAAAATCCCAAATCAATCAAACGCAACATTTTTATAAAAATTTATTTCAAGGCATTCATTATTCAATTATTACCAATGCTTTAGAACGAGGAATACAATTTGGATTATATGAAAAATTTAAATTAGATAATAATAATTTAACATCTTCTGCTAAAGCGAGTATCATTTCAACATCATTAAGCCTACCTTATAATATAATATTACTAAGAAATGTAGTCATGAAATCTTCTATAAAAATACCACAATCTATATTTTATAAATCAGCATCTCTTGAATATTGTCGAAATTTAAGTGGATCTATTTTATTCTTATCATCTTACAATTATTTAAAAGAAAAAGAAATACCTGTATTTTATCGAGCTCCAATTGCAAGTTGTGTTGTATGGGGAATAACTTATCCAATTGATAGTTATAAAAATTTATTATTATCACAACAGAATAATAATATTAATATAAAAAGATTGTATAAAGGTATTCAATATCCTCTTATGCGGTCTATCCCCTCATCTATAGTTGGATTTTATGTATATGAATATATGTTAAAAATATGTACATAGAAATAATTTAAGATATTTAGTTAGTAAATAGTATTTTTTTACAATTAGACATTTATAATGGTGGGTAAAATTCTGGTTTTGAAATGTTTAGGAAATTATTGTTTTATGAATTATTACTCTTATAATAACTTTATATTGTAAAAGTAAATAAAAATATATAAATATTTAAGCATTTTAATTATTAAATTTCGTAAATAATATATATATATATATATATATATATATATATATATAATGAATAATTTATACATTGATATATGTGTACCGTTTTTTTTATATAATCAATGTCCTTTACGTATGTATATTACTGAATTAATTTTATATCATTATCAATATATAATTAATCATTGTAAAGAAAAAATGAATACAGAAATAACAATGACATTTATTGGTTCTGAAAAAGAAATATCTAAAAATTTTATTTCAAAACATTTTCAATGTGAATATACTTATCATGAATTTGAACAAGGAAATATAAAAGTGGGATATAACCAGCATTTTCTGAATATGTTAACACAAAAATTTAGATTTGCATTTCAAAAATCAATGGAAAAAAAACCAAATATATCATTACTTGCAGGATCAAATGACTATATATCTTTAAATTTTTTTGAACAAATTATACAATATTATAAACCAGATAATGATCAATTGTTTGGAATTGATAATTTTTATAATGGTGAAAATAAAACTACTTTAGATTGTTTTGATGGAAAAAATTTTTTATCGGAACTAATATGGAGTACAGGTTTTTCTAATTATGCTAATCGACAAAAATATAAATATATAGGAGGTATAATTGGATTTAATAATACATTATATAATAAATATTATCATCAATTAATGAACAATATAATATCTTATGACGAGGGTGAAATAGAATATAAAACATTACAACTATCTAATATAGATAAATTTAATTCAAAAGAAGTTTATTTTATAAATATAAAAACAAAAAATTCTTCAGAAATAACACCATTTGATATTTTAAAAAAAAATAATAAATCAGAAATATTATCTTTTTCATCATTTCCAACTAATTTTCAATCTACATTTTTAATACAATATAATAAATTTATTAAAAAAAATACATTTAATAATACAATTAATTAATTAAAACATTTTTATATACATAAAAGTAAATTTAGAAGAAATAATAATTTAAATCTACGATGTTTACAAAATACTTATTTATTAAAACAATTAAATAATGAACAATCATCTAATAATCAACTTTTTATTAAACGATGTACACTTCTTAAATGTTTCGATGTAATTGATATAAGTGAAGAATATTATCAAGTATTTTTACCATATTTTTACGTGCATAAAAATGATTTTACACCTTTTCTCATTTAAAACGCCCATTTTATATGAGAACTTATAAATAATTCTTCTTGATTTTTAGTGTATTGTTTTTCTTGGATACATATTTTTCTGGTCTTTCGTAAGCACCCTTAATTATGTTTCTGTATTTTTCCTTTGGAATATTTCTTATGGTCTTGGTTATATTTTCTTTCAATTCTGGGTATGTTAATCCGTCTAATTTTTGTAATCGTGATTTCAACATACTAAAATAATTTTCTATTGAATTGGTAAAATGTTGATGAACCCTATTTTTGAAACTTTATTCAGCAAATGAAAAAAGGACATTTATAAATGTCCTTTTTTGAAAAACAGCCAGCACTTTCAAATTGTTATTCATATACTGGTACTCTTCGAAAAAGAATGAACAGAGAGAAATTACAATGATAAATAATATTCATATTTATTATATGGATATTATTCAACGTAGATTTTTACTATTTTTAATTGGTTGTATCGGTTCCCGCACTCTATTTGCCATTATTGCCAAAAAGATTGATATCCAATATTTACCGTTTTTAGGATATATCGCTCTTTTACCAGCAATTGGCTTCCTTTACATCTATGTAACTGGCTCTAGAAAGACTGGGCTAGAGGTTGGAGGCGAAAAAATATGGTGGAATTCTTTAAGACCACTACATTCATTCATTTATTTCCTATTTGCCTACTATGCCATTACAAAAAATAAACAATCATGGAAGATTTTAGCACTTGACGTATCTATTGGACTTTTGGCATTTATATATCATCATTATAATACGGGCAATTTCCAAAAGCTATTCTAGGTATTGTTGCTTTGTTTCACATAATAAATAGATAATAAATAGATAATAAATAGATAATAAAGAAATAATAAGTATATAATTATAAATATATAATTATAAATGGATTTAGATAATTTAGATAAAACAATTGCGTTCGATGAAGAGGACTTAGCAATCAAAAATGTATATATAAAATATGTCAAAAGAAATGGTGCAAAATGTATTACATTAGTAGAAGGATTAGAAAGTGATTTGAATATAAAAGCAATAATAAAAACATTTAAGAAACGATTTAATTGCAATGGTTCAATTCAAAAGGATAAAGACGATTATGATGTCATACAATTATCTGGTGACCAACGAATTAATGTTAAGAATTTTCTTATTGAAGAAGAAATAAATAAAGAATTTGAAATAAAAATAACGTAATAAATATATTTTACAAATTTACACCTTTTCTCATTTAAAACGCCCAAAAATTACACATCTTCAAAATCATAAACTGCTTTCATCATTTCAGCTAATTCTTTTATATTATTTTTTAATTCTTTAATTTCATTTTTCATTTCTTTTACATCATTTTGTAATTCTATATAATCTATTTTATTAATACTAATTAATATATTATCTATTTGTGTTGGTTTAATTTTTTTTTCTGATTTATCTGCTATTTCAGTTTTCTTTTTATCTTTATTATTAGACACTATTTCTTTATATAAATCACTATTTTTATATGCGATATATCCTCTTGCTGATTGTCTATTAGCAATATAATTGTGTTTAATTAATCTACTAATTATTCCGCCAGGTGCTCTATTATGTATTTTTGATATTTCTATTATATCAAGTATATCTTCATTATATAATTTATTTAATTGTGTGTCTTCTTCTTGCGTCCAAGGTTCTCCTGCATTTTTAAATATAATTTCCATTTCTATTGTGTTATGTTATTTATTAAAAAACATTTAAAATATTTTCAATTTTATTATAAAATAATGGGCGTTTTAAATGAGAAAAGGTGTAAAAGAAAAAATTTAAATCTTACATGTTTAAAAGATACATATTTAATTAAAAAAATAAATGATGAACAATCTCCTGAAAACAAAATTGAAATAAAACAACACACTCTTCTTAAATGTTTTGATATAATTGATTCTAGCAATATATATTACCAAATTTTCTTATTAAAAATATAGTTTTCATAAATAAATATTAGAATATATTATATTTTTATTATTTAATTATAGATAAAGCAATTAGTTCTTTTTCTAGCTGCGCTTGATCACATAGTTGAACCCCATTTTATTATTAGAATGATAAAATTTTAATGAGTATCTGTTAATATTTTACGTTGTTCATTCATTTTTTGAATGTGTTTTTCACGTATTCTTTTAGGATAATATAGTGTTGTATTTTCACATAAAATTAAAATTTCATTCATTTATAATAATATAAATTTTATTTTTATTATTATATCTATAAAATAAAATTAAATTTACTTAATTTAAAGATTTATTCTCAACAAATTGATTAAAATCATGAATCGAAACTGAATTACTTAAAATTTCATTTACTAATACTAAAATAATAGAATTAGTATCTATAATTTTATAGGTTAACCAGTAATTCCTTGGTATTAAATAGATATCATTCTTGTTTAATATTTTTATTATTTTTTCCTGTTTTTGATTTATTAAAGTTAATTCGACAGAACCATTTTGTATAATCATTAATTCTTCAAAATTTATATTAGCATGAAATCCTCTTGTATTATTATCTTGATTGTTATTTAAATCAAAGGAATTTATATAAAAAATACGCTTTATATCAAATGATATATTATTTATACAATGAAGTAATCCTGGTTTATTTTCCGTTTTAATGGTTTTAATTTTTAGTAAATTTTTTTCTAAAAAAAATTGATAAATATGTTCACAAACATATTTGATTTCTTTTTCTTCTAATTCTGGATATATTGGTAATGATAATATTTTTTTTGAATTAGATATACATGTTTCAACATTATTAAATTTATATTTACTCATTGCTTCTGTCTCTGCTATAGAGATTGGATAATGAATTAAACATGAAATACCTTTTAAATTTAAATAAGATTGTAATTCATCTCTGAAATCAGTTTTAATCACAAATAAATGATAAACAGGAATAGAATTATTTTCTATGAATGGTAATTGAATATTGTTACAATCTTGTAAATAAATTCTATATAGTTCAGCATTTTTACGACGAGACTCATTCCAAGAATCTAAATATTTTAATTTTATATTTAAAAAGGAAGCTTGTAGTGTATCTAAACGACTATTTCTTCCTATTAATTCATGATGATATTTAACTTTACATCCTAAATTCATTAGTTTTCTTATTTTTTCATTATAAATATCAGAATTTGTTCCAATACCTCCTCCGTCACCATATGCTCCTAAGTTTTTGCCAGGATAAAAACTAAAACATGAAATATCACCAAATGACCCAACTCTTTTTTCTTTCCAATAAGCTCCATGAGCTTGAGCACAATCTTCAATTAAAAATATATTATTTTCTGTACATATAGATGTTAATATATCCATATTTGGAACTAATCCATATAAATGTACAATAATAATAGCTTTTGTTTTACTATTAATTTGTTGTTTTAATTTTTCAAAATCAATCATATGACTATTTTCTTCTACATCGCATAAAACTAATTTACAATGATTATTTAGTACGGATAAACAAGTAGCAATATAAGTATTACCCTGCACAATAATCTCATCATCTGATTTTAAATCTAATGCTTGTACGGCTAATTCTAATGCATCTGTACCATTAGCACAACCTATAAAATGATTAATACCAATATAATTAGCAAAATTTTCTTCAAATATTTTTACTTTATTTCCTAAAATAAAATCACAATTATCAAATAATTGAGTATATTCTTGATCAATTTCATCTTTAATTGATAAGTAATTTTTTTTTAAATCTAAAAAATTAACTTTCATATTTATATATATAAATATATATATTTATAAAAATTAAATATTTATTTATATTTATAAAAATTAAATATTTATTTATTAAATTATTCTTATCTATATTTATAAGAATGAAATTAGCATTATTAGTTATGTTTGAATTACGATATATAAAAGAAAATATTTCAGATATATATAAATATTTAATCGATTATTATCAAGCTGATGTATTTATTTGTGTTCAGAATCAATTTGAAGATGATGAACAACGAATAAATTTATTTAATAGAAATGTAATTCATAAAGAATTATACATGAAACCAGACCCTTCTTCCTATTTATTAAATTATAATAATGTAATTGACCAAGCTAATCAATATAAAGGACATAAGAACTTTTATATACCTCAAGTCTTACAAATTTTTATTAATATGGATAAAATGGTAAAAATAATAAAAAAATATAAAGATTATTATGATTATTTTATTACATTCCGTGTAGATAGTAAATTTTTATTTCCTTTCCCACCTAAAGAATTATTTACGAATATACCATCAGGCACATATGAAATAAAAGCTAATTATAGTCAAAAATGGGGTGGGATTGGTAATCGTTTTTTAATTAGTAAAGAATATATATTAAATTATTTAGAATCTCCTATAAATATATTAAATAATCCTCAATTATTAAAAAATTTTATAAGTAATATAAAATATCATAAAAACCAAGAGTGTTTTTTATCTTATGCTTTACATGTTCATAATATACCTAACTTTTATATAAATAATTTAAATTATTATTATACATGTGAATCTTTAAAAAGTTATTCAACTTGGAAAATACCTGAAATACATCCTAAATATAATGTGATTTGTAAATATAGAGGACAATGTACGGAAGCTTATAAAAATTTAGAATTATTTAAAAAAAATTATAATTGGACATTTAATAACAATGGATTTAAATTAATTAATATTAAATCATTAAAGTCTTATATTATTGTAAAAAATAATTTTAAAATAAATAAGAATACTATAAAATAATATTGATGCATGTAACTTTAATAATGATAAAAATAAATTAATTGAATTAAATAATAATATTAATAAAATAGATACATGTAATTTTACACCTTTTAACATTTAAAACGCCGACTTAGTCAGCATAAAAAATAAGAAAAGGTTTGAGGTTTTACCCTCCATTAAAAACAACTGATGGATCCCGTTTTACCTCTTCAAAAGAAAAGTCAGGATCTGAAGTTCTACAAAAATTTTCTGGTCGTATTTTTGAATGTATCCAACTATTCGATATATATAGCATATTCACACAGGCGTTCATATCTCGGTTCATAAATGTAGTATTTTTGCTTTCTGAGCCACTACTTTTACAACCACGACATACTAATACCCTATGAAGATTATTGTAATTTTCTAAATTACAATTACATTT